CAAATATTTCCATCTGCTGGGGGGTCAAGCTTATCCCTAGGTATTCGCAGTACTCCCCTGGGTTTTTCGGAATCACTATAGTCTTCTGATTCTCCCGATTCACCCTCTTGATCTCTTGGATTTCCGAGAGTTTCCCCTGCAACGCTGGACTCGATAAGGCCTTTTGCCATTTCTTTTGCAAGTTGTTTATTGAGGAGTTTTTGGAGTTCTTGCTCATCATCTCGTTCCTTATTATTTCTCTCGATGATCCATTGCATGGCTCGCCAATCTTCACTTCCATGTTCATGGATAACCTGTTGCATGGCAATGGTTGCCTGTGCTTTCGCTTTAACCATCTCTTTTTTATGCCAAGGTTCAAGATCCCTTTTGGAGATCCCGAAGGCCTTCATGGCCAATTTAAAATCAATTCCACGCTGAATGTTCTCCAGCATTTCGTAAAAACTGTCTGAATCTATCATGATTTTGGAAACTCCTTGCCCCCTGGGAATTCAACATTTTCTGGTGTTTCTGGATCGATCAACATTCTCATAAGTTCAAGTGTCTCAGAGATATAAATCAAACTAGCTGCTATTGATTGAGAAGGTTTTCCTTTTTCATAAGCAGCTATGGCTTCCACCATCCAGTCCGCTCCAGCTTTATTTAACATATTGCATCCTTTCAAAAAGAGGGTAAAATAGGTAACAGTATTATAGCAAAAATCAAGGGGAATTTCGATGGCAGATTTAGTAGGTGCTATAGAAAAGCTGAAGAGACTTTTAGAAGACCGAGCAAAGCGGGTGGGGAGAGCTACGAATACTAATCCAAGCCCAAGTATCTCTACTACAAGTCAATCTGTGCTTTACACACCGCCATCTACATGGATGAAATCACTTGAGTATTTTCCAATGGCAAAAGCACCCTCTGGATCAGTTATAATGCGAGCTAGAGGGCCAAACATAGATTATATATATCCAAGGATTGGGAAAGTTACTTTTAACAAATGGGTAGCTAACAACTGGAGGGGTGGAAAAATTTATTGGTATGCATCTCCATCACTAAAAGATTACTCAATAATAGGAAGAACAAGAGGATCAAAAGCTAGAAAAATGACAGGTAGGTTATCTTCATGGGCATTTCACACAAATAGAAAGAGAAAGAATCTTAAGGCAAGGGTTATGAGAGGCCCACAAGCTAAAAATTTACCAAGTCATGTTCTATCAAGAGCAAGAGTAATTCATCACACTCCATAGGAGAAGCAATGTACCTAAATCCATACTATCGCCATATACAAGAAATGAAACGATTCTATGTCAAATCCGTAACGGAAGAAGACATGGCTGTTGTGAAGAACTGCCTAGTAAGAAAAATTCGGGGCGGGAACATGAAAGCGGTAGAACTGTTCATGAAATTCACCGAATGGCAAAAAGAATTAGATGCAGCAGCAGATGCTAGACATGAACTTCAAACCATCATGGGTTCCCCTACGGATGGACTTATGAAATCGCTTCGCCCAGGGTCTGTAAATATTTCTACTGGACAGCTTGAAGAAAAGAAACAGGCTTGATATATTAACTTAGTCCGAATGATTCTAGGGCTTGTTTTCGCAATTTCCTGAGACTAATTCCCCTCGTAGTAGAATTGCATCAGAGGGGGAAGTTTCATTCGGACACTTTAAAATCTTTGCAAGTTATACATTTTTTCCAATCCGTCTTACCATGAACATCACATAAGCGAATCCACTTCTTAGGGCAATTACAATCTTTTCTATCAATTACTTTTCCAATGTGTTCGCATTGTTCATGGTTGATCATCTGCATTGGTGTTCTAGAATTCATCAAGTTTGATGTTTGAATAAATTCTACATTTTGAAGAATTTGATTAAATTCAATTGGCAATGCTTCTTGAATGAATTCATCAACAACTTCTTCCATTGCAATATCGCATTGAAAACCTGGAACCGATATTGCTGTTAAATTTGTAATATATGTAAAAAATGGAAATTGTACATTTATATTTATAACTGGAACTTCATTTGGTACTTTATAAGCTAGATTATATGCACCAAAAGAACTTGCTCTATTATTACCACCACCTTCTGCATCAAATCTCACATTCTTATACTTAATTTTTAATGGGCTTAAACTTATTACTTCAAAATCAGGTTTTACACTAAACCTAAAACTGTAATAACTAAAGTAATAATCAAAATAAATGTAATCGTAATTATAAATAGCTGCCCCATTAGTGGCTTTAAAAGATATATCTAATCCTCCAGCAGAAAAACCACTAGAATAATTTGAAAACTTAAAATTAAAAATTCCATTAAAATTATTTACCCATTCTTTACTTTTTGAGTAGCTTGCACCCAAAATATCTGCATTAACATTTGTTGGTATAGGATCATTTAAATTAACATTTTCATATCTAGGTAAGTTTTCTTTTGATACATCCTTCCAACCATAAAGAAATTTAACTGATAAACTTCTATCTTTGTATAATGTTTCTAATCCAACATTAGGAATGTAAATACCGTCATTTGCATCTTGTAAAGTTCTTGCAATTCTAATTAAAGTTTGTCCAGAAGTTTGTTTTTCATCCTTAATTTCTTCCATGTAAATGGAATAAAAAGGAGTAAAAGTTATATCTACAGCGGTTGCACCACTACCACCACCACCAGAAATAACTACAGTTTTATTTGATGTAAAGTCTTTTCCTTTATTGTAAGTTGTAACCGATACAACTTTACCACCGCTAATAGTTGCGTATGCAGATGCACCAGTACCACCACCACCAGAAAGTGTAACAGTAGGAACAGATGTATATCCAGAACCGCTATTAGTAACTAAGTAATCTAATCCAACGAATTGAACTTCATTACCTGTTTTCCAAACATCTGCATCACCATTAATTAACAAACAGCTTTTAAACCTATCAGAAACACCAAAATCAGGATATGCTCTACCGGGTTTTGCTACATAAGAAGTAAGAATTGGGGGATCTATTGCAACAATATCTTTGGGAATAATACTAAATTCGTAGACATTTGATGTACTAGAAAATTTATTTACAACCATAAACTCATTAGATTGATTTATGTTTGGGGGATAAAATTCATAGTTATTTAATTCTATAGCTATCAAAGGTGAATAAGTAGGATAATACCCTGTATAAACACTTGTATAACTTCCCCAAGTAAAAACACTATATCCTATATAATTAGTAATGCTATAAGCACTTTGAAATGAAAATGAAAAAATATCAATAATACCTGGAGTTTTATAATAATCATCTAAAAAAGCATTATAATTAAACATATTAAATTGCGGTATTTTTTTGTAATTTTCAAAATTAACTTTTAACTTACTAACTTTTCTTAACCTGTCTGGTATGCTTGCTGGTTGACACAATGGAACACTTTGAAAAGATATTATTGCATCTGATTCAAATCCACCTTTTAAAACAGCTTTATATGAAGATGGTATTGAACTCCCATTTGCGAGCCTCTCAATATTTACACCTTGATTGTTCTTGTAAGTGTTTTCAAGAAGTATTTTGCCAGACCATAAAATATTTCTTATTGTTAATGTTGTTCTTCCAGTAGCATCAGTAGTAGATGTTATTTGGGTTCTATCTGTTTTGGATGCTATATATTTTAATGGAACATATGGTTGATCTATAAAATATGCAAATGGAATTGATGGGTTTTCAATAGGAACTTTTTTATATCCAAATGAAATCACTTCCACTTTATCTGTTATATTAATATAATAATCATCTCTAACATATAAATCTGTAAACGATCCATTAACAAAATTTTCAATTATATTTTGATTATTATCAAATGTTGATGGGCGATTAGCAATTACAGCAGAACCAATTGAATCGTGCTGATCAAGAGTTAAAAATTCTGTTCTGTAATAAACTGGAGGGCCACCCCAAGATGGTACTTGATATATGTAAGTTGCTTGTGATCTTATAACAGGGGAAACAGGAACTAAGGATAATTCTCCTAAAAACACTCCATTTTTATTTATTTCAAAACTCTTTAAAACATATCCATTTTTATAAGGAACTGACATTTTATTTATATAAGGATTGTATGCCCATAATTTTGGCAAATCTGAAGTAATAGGATTTTGTCCTTGATTTGGGCCAGGATATATAGTTTTTACAGAACTAAAAAAAGTGTAATTTGGATATTGATAAGAAAATTGATATGAAGAAACATCTAAAAAATAAGATGGTTGCATTACTTGAATAATATTATTTTCGCAAGTTGCATTTGGTCTAAAACCAGCCAAGCTATAATCGTTATTTTTAATGAAATTGAAATAATTTGAAAGAGATCCAGTATATCTATATGTAATAGGATCATTATTTACTACATAATAAACTTCATAGAAATAAGAACTTCCCCCAAATGTATTTGCATTGGGTAAATTTTGTTTGTAATATTCATCAAATCCAGGGTAATATGCTAAAATTGGTGATCGATATGGTTCTACTTCAACCTGATATGTTTTTACTGTTTTTTCAACAAAACCATTTTCATCAATTATTGTTGGCCATCCATAGTTATAAAAAGGACGGGTCAGAGGAACAGATAGGTTTCCTTTGCAATTTAAAAAAGGATAATAAACTAATCTATCTGAAAATTCTGATTTGTTATTATAATTGCTATTAGTACCGTAATTTAGATAATCATTATTGCTTGATAAAACATAACCCCCAAAACTACCTGTTGGAATCATATAATCAGAAAATTCTAAAACCCCACTTCCAATAGATTGTTCATTAACAATTGGGGGTGCTGCTTTAAAATTAGTTAATTCTAAAGTTGCATCTTCAGTTTTTTTAATGCAGTATCCACAAGTGCAACAAGCCACCATTCCTTGAGCATCAAAGATTGTGTTCCTATGAATTACATTTTCTTTAATATCGTTTGTAGGTCTATATGCCATTGCTTCCCCTATGGTAAATCATACCAACCTTTAACACCCGCTGCATCTGTTCCATAATATTTATTTGCACCAGGAGTATCTAAATCATTTTTAAGTTTAAATCCCATTCCTTGCCCTAAAACTATTTGATAAGATACTACTGAAGAACCAGAATCAGGATATGCAAATGTTACATTATTAAATACTAATCCGTTTCCTGTTGATGTAACAACTTTGTTAGCAGAACCAGTATAAGAATTAGGACAATCTTTAAGATTTATAAATGACATTGAAGGTATAACTGTTGAAGAAGGTAAAGTAGATGTAAAATATAATGCTGTTGCACTTGGATTAACGGCTACATAATAATTTGCCATTCCAGCATAAGAATCAGGAGTATCGTTTAAGCTAATAAAACTTTTTCTTGTGTCTTCTGCAATCTGTACTGTTTCAGATGGATACAAAGTTGCATAGGTATTAGAAAGAACCCCATTTACGCAAAAGGTATCTGTTACAACAGTAATACCTGTGGGGCCAGCAACAAGAGAATTTAAGAGTGTTACCCTTGGCCTTGGATCTGAATTAACAGGGTCACTTGGATATGGATCGTAAGATGTTCCAACATAATAACCAACATAATTTCTTCCAGCAACCAATTCTCCACCATTAATATCTTTGGCCCAAAACAAACCCATGTTTGCAGAAGATTGAGAAAGTGTATCAAATCCAGCAGCGGGATAGTATCCGTTTTGAATTCCTGTTTCTTCTATAGTTACAAAGCATTTTGAAGAAGGATCAAGGCTTCTAATAAATTCGTAAACATCTCGCCCATCGTTGGAATCAACTCCACGAAGTCTAGCTATATAAACCAAGCCTTGTCCTGATATCCCTATATTTGAAGTAAAATTTCCTTGATTGCTTGGATCGTCAATATCATATGGCATCGAATACATTTTAGGACAAGTTGTTCTGTTGTTAAAACTAGCTTTTAATCCACCAACTTCTTCAACAAAATCAGTACCATTCCAAATCACTTCGTAAAAATCATAGAACAAATAATACCCAGGTGTTCCCCCAAGAACCGCTGTGGCTTCAGCTTGAACTCCATCTTCGCCAGTTGGAGGATCTATTTCTACATTAGCATCACCTGTGTATCCAGAACCCTGATTAACTAAGGCTATGGACACAACCGCCCCATTATTTATATAAGCCTTTGCTGTTGCACCAACACCTCCACCACCAGAAATGGTTACATCTGGAACTTCTTCGTATCCAGATCCACCATTAGTTACAGCTACTCCACGAAATGGAATCTTATTATTTACCCTGACATAAAGAAATGGACTATTGCCTTCATTAGAAATTGTAATGGAACCTGTGGATGCATCATATCCAGCGTTCATCCCGCTACCTTGAACTGGTTGTATTCTCATTTTGCTTCCCTTAAAAAAAACAGGACACAGTTTTAATTGTGTCCTGCAATTATCATACACATTTGCTTTTTAATCAAGGGTTTTTGATCAATAAAGCCATGCATTGAATAACTTGAGGATATTGCATAAAATTACCAGATTCAGTAGATAAAACAGATTTTGCCAATTCAATTTCTGGAACAGGAATACCACGAATTCCAGTCATTACATAATCAGCAAAAGCATTTACTGCTTCATCTTTAGTTGCTTCACCCTTGATAAATCTTGCAAAAATATCTAGGGAGGGATGTGCAACAGGCATCCCAGGTTGACCACCCATCATATTAGGATTCATAAGGCTTCCTTTCTATCTTCCACAACAACTAGAACCACGAAGACTAAATCGAAGCTTTCCACCACGGAAAACTTTCGTGTCTTCTTTAACTGTTTCAATCTTAATGGTTTTTTCGACCTTTTTTTCGACTTGTACTACTGGAGCAGAACATTGCCCATTAGCACATGAAGAACCCTTGCGGATTGGTAAATCGATCACCATAGCTACCGTCAACACTAGACTAAACATATCGCTTCCTCCTAAAGAAAAAAAGTACCCAAGCACATTATATCAACCACTCGATAGTTCGTGCAGGGTATCCGTCAAAATTAGAGAAAGAAAAAACTTCCTCAAGACAGATTCTATCCATGTCCTTGGCTTTAATCCAATAGGAACCCTTGGGTTCACCGAAATTGCCTAGCGGGGTTCCATGAGCGTTACCCCATGAATTCTGAATCAAAAAGATCAAACCAAAATCTGGATGGGTGGTAAACCCTAAACATGACTGTTGGTGGCCCCACGATTGATTTCTTGAGGCTAATTGGACAGCAGGGGTTCCAGATGGCTTTACTTTTAGATCGCTAAATCCGAACCAAGAAGAGGCTATAGTGACAGGGTATCCATGCGATAAAGCCTGTTTAACCTCTTCACTATTTTTAAGCTTTGAAGTGCTTTGAACTTTGAACTTATTTGCTGAAGCATCAATATCAATGGGTGGCTTGTCACCATTTGACCAAGCGGTTTCTGCTGATGCACCAAAAGTCCAAGAACCATCTTGTTCTTTAATCGGTTGCGGGTAACTAGGATCTAATGGGGGGCAACCATCTTCGTTTAGGGATTCTGCCATAGAACTGCCAAAAGAACCTTCGCCTGTTCCATGCAATCCACCACGCTTACGAGATTGACCGTAATTATAAAGAATGAATGGAATTCTCCATTCTTCAAATGTTTGCCGTTGAGATATTATTTCAACCGCTTGTAAAGTAGCCATTACCGCTAAAGCACCATGACCTACACACGAACCAGTTTTTTGATCCCAAGGAAAAAATTCGTAACCAGCAGCTTGATTAACAACCTTATATAAGAGTGATTCTTTCAAATCTAATGGCGGGCCAGCGATTTGAAAAGGAACAAGTTTTGCATTGAACTTGTCTTGAAGTTCTTTAGGCTGAGAATCAATTGGCAACCAACCGAATTTGCTTGGGGAAATTGGAGGTTCTTTTGCTTTATTTCTTTCGCCAAATTTTGGCTGGTTTTCCATAGTCATTACTTTAACTCCTTTGCTATCTGATTAAACTCTTTAGTAAGAAGATCCCTAAGTTTTTGATCTAACTTCAATGTGCCATCTTTAGGCAATCTTTCATTTAATCTCTTACCAATCACATCTCTAAGATTCGCAAGTTCATTTTCCATGAATTGTTTATTGATAGTCGCCTTGGCAGCTTTAAAAATGTCTGTAAGAAATTCGTAGTCGTTTTTCTGACACTCTTTTGCAAGTTCATCGTAGAACATAGATAACCACTTCACTTGCTCTTTGTCTTCTTTTGCTGCTGCTGCTTTAATATCGCTATCAGGATTTACTGGTGGAGCGGGTGCGGGTTCATCACCGATCAATACAGATGTAAACGCTGGTTCAGAAGGGCCAAACTCGTTGCCAACATAAGCGAACAATCTATACACACCTTGGATCTGTGAAGTAACTACAAGGGTTTTTGAATCCTTAAGTAAATCCACAGGGAAAATGTTCAAGCCTTTATCAATTGAAACCCATTTAACTAGCTTAGATTCGGTCTTGGCTGGAACGCTTATAAATGCCCCAGGCTGACCAGAAACCCTTGCTGGAAGCTCTATAGTTGGAATTTGAAGAAACACTAAAAAAAGAAGGTTTATCACGGTCTGCTCCTTATTCGTTCTGCCATGTTTTTAGAATCTATCAAACAGTACACATTTACTGATGACCATTTTTTTGCGTGACCAAAAAGAAAATGACAAGGTCTGCATAGCGACAGTAAATTTTTTGGCTCCATTTCTAAAGATGCATCTTTACAAAATGGGATCAGATGGTGGACTTGAAGCAAATTGGGATCATCCTCAAGGCAGGCAGCACAGTTAGGATTCCGTTCTAGATGTGCTGCTCTTACCTTGGCCCATTGTGATCCCCGATTATAAAAAAACAGAGATTAATAACTTCAGAGCGGTCTTAAGAACGATTGCCCAAGGGATGATTCCAATTGTAATCGGATTTCCGTGGAAATCACCCTGGGGAATTGCTTGTTCAAGAATTGCAGCAAAGTCTTCAAGAGAAACTTCTGCATTTTGAAATATCTGTTTATCATCAGGAATAACTTGGTCAGCAGCGTAACCAACGATGTTCCAAAGTGCATTAGAAAATTCTTTATTGCCTACATCTTTTTTGCCACGAACTTTATCAACCACTAACATCATGGCATCCGTAGGCATAGAATTGGGAAAATTAATCATGCTTCACTTCCTTTTTTAAAGTCCTAGTGTAATTCAAAACCTCTGTCAAAATCCTCAAGCTTTCTGCTTGAGCCTTGGCCACTTCGCCAATGGAGCTTTCTAACCTATCTATAAATACCATATGTCTCTGGTGCAGGGGAAGTAGAATGTTTTGACCTAGCCAACTAAACCCCTTATACACCACCCATAATAGAAAAACTAAACAACTTAAAGTAACTCCGAATCGTTCAAAAATGTCTACAATATTTAAGTCTGCAAACATCATTTTTACTCCTAAAATCTAATCAATTATAACTCAAAAAATTAAAATTGAAATAGTAATTTCTAGCAACATGATTAACTATGTTCTAGCAAATGTTACAATTTTTCCGGTAAATGAGTTATCTCCTGCAAAATAAACGCTTGTTCCATCAGCAGAAATAGCTAAATACGAATTTGATGCTAAAACACCCGAAGAAATTGTACTAGTTCCTGATAAACTACCTGTGCCAGTATCTCGAGCAAAAATATATATCTTATTACTACTATTAGAATAAACATTTGTGCCATCAGCGGAAATACAAACTGAATTAGGATAATATTCCATAATTCTAGATCCATTGGCAGTCAATGCCCCTGTGCTAGTATTACGATTAAAAATTAAAAGTCTGTTGAAATAGCCTGCTTCAGTTACATAAACATTTTGATTATCAGAAGAAATGCAGAAAAGAGGTGTACTTGGAACTGAAGAAGAAGTTAATACTACTCCACCGTAATAAGTCAATATTCCGGTAGAAGTATTTCGTGACCAGATATTAACATAACCAGCAGCAGGGTAAAGAACATAAATGCTTGTACCATCAGCAGAAATTAAAATTCTACCAACTGCACCTTGATTTGAACTTGTTGTTCCAATAGAAGTTAACACTCCAAAAAGGCTTCTAGAAAACATTGAAATTGTTGAAGAATAATAGTTATATACATATACATTTAAACCATCATTAGAAACACAAATACTTGTTGGGTAATTCCCTGTGCTTATTGTTTCTTGAGAAGTCAATGCTCCTGTGCTAGTATTTCTATTAAATCGCAAAACTAAACCAGCGTAGGTTCCATAATTAGTTATTTTAACCACATAAACGCTTGTACCATCAACAGAAATACAAATGCCTGTTATTTCTCCAAATCCAGTACTTATTGTTCCATTAGCCGTTAATATTCCTGTGGCAATATCTCGATCAAATATAAATACTGATGTGCTGGAATAGTCTGCTACATAAACACTTTTCCCATCTGCTGAAACAACAATTCCACGATAACTATCCCCAATTGTTATTGTGTCAATCTTACTAAGTGATCCAGCATAAGATGGAGCAAATTTATTTGAACCCATGATTTTTCTAGAAATAGTCATTAGAAATTTTGACCCCCAATCATCGCATAAAATGTACTTCCACCATCCCATGTTGTTAGTACGAAGATATCAACCTGACCATTTGTAATAGTTAAATTTGGGGATATGCCATCAATCCATTTTACTGATGCTGGCCATGCAACACTCCTTGTTGTTCCATCTGCCGTAAATGCTAAAGTCAATGCGTATGCTGTTCCAGATGCTGGTATATTTGATATCGTAAGTGTAGTTATATCTGCGTTTAATGAAACATGAAAAACATTTCCTAATGCACAATTTAGTATTAGCGTTCCACTAGAAATAGTTGGTGCTGTTTTTGTTTCTTTTAGTCCGGTAATTGTAGGAGTTAAAATCGATGGAGAGGTTGCGAAAACATTTGCCCCTGTGCCAGTCTCGTCTGAAAGTGCTGCTGCTAAATTTGCTGAAGATGGTGTAGCAAGGAAAGTTGCTACATTTGTGCCTAGGCCAGAAACACCTGTCGAGATTGGCAATCCTGTGCATGAAGTAAGCGTACCGCTGGATGGTGTGCCTAATGCCCCTGCTGGTGCAATGTAATCTGTACCTGATACTGCTGCACTAATTGCAGTTCCATTACCTTTTAAAACCCCTGTGATTGATGTTGATATAGTAATAGCTGGTGTTGTAGTTGCCGTTGCTACTGTTCCACCAAATCCGTTTGCGGATATTACGGATGCACTTGTTACAGTACCTGATCCACCAGCGTTATTATAATCTGAAATAAGAACAGGACTTTTGCTAGAGTTACCAATCCATATCTTCTTGTCTACTATATTAGCAGCAAGTTCCCCCTCTAAAAGCGAAGTAGGGGTTACTGTAGTTGTGCTACTTCTTTTTATTCTTATCGTGTTCGTAACTGTGTAAGTAAATAAAGTGTTAGCAGCATTTGTACCACTAGGGGTAGTTACTAATACACTTGCACTACCAGCAGTTCCAGCGGGTGTAGTAGCGGTAATGGTTGTTGAATTTACAACTGTAACACTAGTAGCTGCAACACCTCCAATAGTAACAGAAGTTGCACCAGTTAAATTTGCCCCTGTTATGGTTACGCTAGTTCCACCAAATGTTGTTCCAATAGAAGGAGAAATACCTGATACTGTAGGTGCTGATGTTAAACATTCACCTGCTGTTGATGTAGGGGCAGGGGCTGATCCGTTAACCCCAACTGACCAAGTAACCAACGCTATATTAGTCTGGTATAAAGTTCCCGAATAAAGAACATTATAACCCGTTGTGCCATCTATTAATCTAAAGCTGTCATAATCATAATCATAGCTAAAATATATCGCTGGAGTTCCAACCTTTTCCCATGAACTATTGGAACTGTTATAACTATAAGTTCCGTTTGCTTGTGTACTACCTGCACCAGAAACGCAATAAGGATTTACTGTAGGCATTTTAGAATGAACCTCCATTTATATCGGCATTAGTTACTGATGAACATGATACATTACCAGTAACTATTAATGAGCCAGAAATAGTACCACCAGAAGACGATAAAGAATTAGTAACAGTAACATCGCCTGTTGCAGAATCTACACTAATACCAGTTCCGGCAATAATTGATGAAACACCACCAGAAGATGATGCAAATGAAAGATTTCCCGCACCATCAGTTACAATTGCTTGACCCGCTGTACCGTCTGAAATCGGGTAAATTATTGCGTTATTCGTAAGGCCAGCAAATACAACTGGATCTGTAGTGTTTAAACTTTGATCAAATGGATTTGCTGCTGATGCAAATGAAAGATTTCCCGCACCATCAGTTGTGATTACCTGACCAATTGTACCATCAGATGTTGGATATATAATTGAGTTGTTGGTTAATCCGGTAAAAGATACTGCATCTGCAATATTCAAACTCTGATCAAATGGATTTGCTGCTGATGCAAAAGATAAATTCCCTGCACCATCAGTTGTGATTACTTGGCCTACTGTACCATCTGATGTTGGGTAGATTATTGAATTATTTGTTAATCCAGTAAAAGATACAGCATCTGCAATATTCAAACTCTGATCAAATGGATTCGCTGCTGATGCAAATGAAAGGTTACCCGCACCGTCTGTTACAACAACTTGACCTACTGTACCGTCAGATGTTGGATATATGATTGAATTGTTTGTCAATCCGGTAAAAGATACAGCATCTGCAATATTAAGTGATTGATCGAAGGGATTTGCACCGCTTGCAAATGATAAATTTCCCGCACCATCTGTTACAATTGATTGCCCTGCTGTACCGTCTGAAATTGGGTAAATTATTGCGTTATTCGTAAGGCCAGCAAATACAACTGGATCTGTAGTGTTTAAACTTTGATCAAATGGATTTCCACCACCACCAAAATAAGCTAAAGCAGTCCAAGCTAAAACACCATCACCAATTTTCAATTGGTTCGTGTCTGTTTCTAAACCAAATTCACCTTCTGCTAAAGTTGGATCTACACTTGTCCAGTTTGCTGCTGTATCTCGCCTAATTTGGATTTCAATTGCCATGTTTTAAACTCCGTTTGCATCGCCACCAGAAACATTTTGTGTTATTAAATATACGCTATTTGCCACACCGCCATCAAGATTTCCTAATGTTGAAACATTAATAACTGATGTTGTAGCACTAGTAATCTGCCCAAATGAATTAACGGTAAAAACAGGGATATTTACTGAGCTTCCATATATTCCAGCAATTACACCAGATGCTGCAAGGTTAACTGAAAGAAATCCACTAGAAGTAATTGGCGTAGCTGTTACAGATAATGTAGACGAAGCTAATCCAACCGAAGTAACTGTACCAATTCCACTCCCTGGAGTTCCTACAGATAAATTTACTGCTGATGTAATTCTACCATCAGGCCCAATTGTGATTTGTGGAATAGCTGAATTGCTTCCATATACACCTGTTGTTACTCCAGTTGGTGCAGTTTCTAAAGTAATATTTCCGTTTGTTGTTCTTGGAGAATTTGTAACAGTTAAACTTGCTGAAAGTATTCCAACAGATGTTAAACCTTGAGTTGGAATTGAAATTGGTGATGTAGTTGCGTTTGTTACTTGACCTTTTGCATTAACAGTTAAAACAGGAACTTGTGTTGCACTTCCGTATGTTCCAGAAGAAACACCAGTAGTTGCAAGATTAGCAATTATGGTTCCAGAGTTTGTAATAGGAGAACCAGAAATGGAAAAATCAGTTGAGGTCATTGCAACCGAATTCACAGAACCAACCGCACCACCTGTGACCACTATAAGCGGTGAAGCAGCGGTTCCATCTCCAGTAAGCGTGTTGTTGTGCGATACAGCAGTTAAGTATGTAGAAGAGATGTCAGGAATATCAGCTTTGTTAATAACCCTAAACGAAGGCAATCCTGACCCACTTACTGGCCCTGCAAGAAATGTATTAGCACCAGTAGTAATAAAGTTTAAATCAAATGTTCCATTAGCAGTAATAGGACTTCCTGTTACCGTAAACACATTGGATTGAGCAGTAAGGCTTATTGATAAAGATGATGGAGTAAAACTAACATATCTAAAAACAGCTATGTTGCTGTCATCTAAAACAGTAACAGTAGAAACAGGGTCAGACAGGGTAGGAATAACCTGTGGAGCAGAAATTGTAACTCCAACAGGGTCTTCCAATACAGTTACTCTAGCGAAAATATCTGTTGCCATGATGCTCCTTACGGTACTGGTCTAGTGACTTCGGGAGAAACCGTAAAGCTGCCTTGAACAAGTCTGATTACATCAGCACCAGTCTGAATTTCAAGGTCATATTTGTAAGCACCAGTTGGCAATGCTTCTGTATCATCTGCGGTAATATCAAGCGTAATAGTGTTATCTAAAAGAGTTATTCTGCTGTTTCCTGTGGTTAACTCAATAATAATTGTCTCAGAAACAACGGTTGGGCGAACTTGCATTCTTGCAGTTGAAGAATTGTAATCGGGTTCGGTGTTGTCAGCGTTTACAACGGATATATTACGCTGAAAAGTCGCACCCTGTTCGCAAATTATGTTGTAGGTTCCCGCTAGCATATAACACCTCTTATGGTACTGGAACATCATTCATTTTATACGGTAATGCGTTAAACATCAACTCAAAAGGATAACTTCCATAGATCGGTTTTTTCCTAAGATTTGGTTCTGGAAGCGGGGATGGATCTTCTGATATTACTGGATAATACCTTTTATTTACATTGGTCATTGCTAAATTATGACCAGCGTTAATATAACTCAAATTGTCTGGATTTATAACTCCAGCAGGGGCATAGTTCCCCTCGTCATCACTTGGATAAGGATCGCCATTAACATCTGTTGAAAAAATAGGTATATAAAGAAAATTAAAGGTTATATCGGTATAAAGAAGAGACTCTAAGGTAGGAAGATCAGCCAAATCACTTAAATTATACGATATAACATCAAACTGATTTCTTATTTTTTGAGTATTTGTAAAACCAGTAAAAAGCAATTCCCCTGGTTCAAAACCATAGAAATAATTTTGATTAACTCTTCCTAGTGCTTCATATATGTTTGTTGAAGCATCATTAGTGGGATCAACAAATTCATAAGGAACTTGAAACCATGTTAATTTAAATACAACTTTTGGAACTAATGTTTTACCATAAAAACCTACAATAGTTTGACCATTAACCTGTTCTACATCAGAATCAAATTTATATGCTCCACCCTTCATTGTAAGGTATTCGGCAGAAGATTCTGTCGTATATGTAGAAAACCTTCTATATTCTCTAATTGGATTTCCAGAAGCAGCATTTTGACTGCCATCATCCATGTAGTATGTGCCATCTCCACCATCTATTCTGTATACACCTTCATACTCTTCGTTTAACTTATCTATTGCAGCATCACTAACAACTAAGTATGGTTTTGTTGAAAATTCAACAACTACTTCGTATTTGTCATATACCACATAATAAGGTGGAATATATTGCCAAGAGGCAGATGCGTTTGTATCCCAAGAAAGCAAATCAGAATCTGGTTCAGTATTTTTTCTTTCTAATCCAATACCTTTTATGCTTGATATTCTATCCGCATAAAGCCAACGAAATTGAGGATGAGTCATAGGTGGAGTTCTTATTAAAGAACCATCAGTTGTATTTATTTTCGTATCGCCTAAAGCCTGTTGACAAAACAACGCTAATGGGTTTTCTGGATTTAAATCCATCCCAGGCCCATTTATGATGTATGTTAATGTTGCTCTACTATCACCTTCTATAGATAAAGAAGAAACCCCTGGAGATATGCTAGCTATTTTTTCTGATATATCACCTTCTGTCCAAAGATCCGGCTGGTTAAAAGGTACTGATGGCATTTATATCTCCTTGGTTTTTAAACCGTTCCTAATTCAACTTGTTCTTGTTTGCTTAAAGCACCAGGTATTTTACCTTGTATCTGAACAGGTGGTGTAGTTTGTGGTTTATTATCTTTAGCTTTTTTCATTCCTTCTGCAAAAGCATCTGCCAATGCATTCTTGTCTAATTTACTAGAAATATCGCCAAGCATATCTTCTTGAGTCTTTTGGCCAGATGCTGCCATCATTGCATTTTTTCTCACTTCGTCACCAACTCCAGCGATTGATGTTGATGAAACTTCTCTTACTGCTGCACCAACAGAAGATCCTTTTTTTATCCTATCTTGTTCTGCTGGTTTACCTTGCTTAAGACTTTCACCTGACTTTGATATTGCTTCTCCACCTTTAGCAATGCTTTTTCCAACATCACCCATAAGAGGTATATACGATATCACTTTCCCAAGACCTTGGATAATTAATCCAACTATGTTTACAAATGCTCCTAGTAAAGTTTGAATTATTTCAAGAGTTGTTTTTATAACAAGTGTTAATGCATCAAACGCAAAACTAAGAGTTGCCATAGCTACAGATACAATTGGTGATGCAAGTACTCCAATCGTTTGAACTAATGCAGATGAAAAAGCAGTTATAAATTCTATTATTGGTTTTAATACATTTGAAACACCAACAACAATAGTGGCTAATGCGTTAAATACTGGGCCAATAACACTATACACAACCGCACCTAAATCCATTAAAGGAGATGCAATATTATCAAATGCAACAGCAGATTTATTTATTGAAGGAGTTAATTTCTTCATCGAATAATCTACATAATCAGCATATTTTCTAAGTAATGGAGAAAGATATTCTACCGCTGGTATCAACGATCTTCCTATTACACCACTAAGATCGTTCATCACTATTTCAAGCTTTTGCATTAACGCTGGATTTGCTTTTGCAACCATTGGGCCAAAAACAGCAAGTGCCTGATTAGCTATTTTTACTGATTGAGTAATGCTATTGAAGGCAACACCTAGTGCTGTAGATGCTGCACCAACAACAGTAATTGATTTAGCTGCATTTACTATTGTAGAAACTGTAGAACCTATATTTACAACTGCTGATGCAATTATTGAACCAACTGATCCTCCAGCAGCATAATATCCAACACCACCAACCGAACCACCAGATGCACGATATTCAGTTTTCTTTTTATTTCTACCACTATTTATTGATTCAAGTTGTTTTCTGTTTTCTGGATCTTTAGCAGCATCTTTTTTTACAACAAACTCACCTGGGGTAAGCATTGCGGGTTGAGTATCAGTACCCTTTGGTTTCATTGGGCCAGAAGCATCACCACCATCAGCAAGATAGGAAACACCTCCACCTTTAGACATTTCTTTGGGTTGCTTGTAACCAATCCCTTTGGCCATCATTTTCAAACCATAATTAACGAGTGGGCCTCTAAACAAAGGGGTTAAATTCTGAAACCCAGCAATCATTGAATCAAGTTCTTTTTGAGTTCTTTGATTAGCTTGTGCTAATTCTTTTGCAGCTTGATCTTGTTGTTTAATTAGATCATTTGCAGCTTTGGCCTCTTCGTTTGCTTGTCTTTCTTCTTGTTTCCTAAAGTATGTTCTTAGTGTTTTTTCTGCATTAACTGCATCTTGTTCGGCTTTTTCTTTTTCTTTTAAAGACTTTTGAGCAGATTTTGCAGCATCAGCAGCATCTTTTTTTTCTTGAGCTTTTTTTGCATCTGTTGCAGCTTTATCTGCTGCAATAACAGCTTCCTTCTTTTGATTTTCGTTTTTATCAAAAAGTTTTTTAGGAGGCCCAACAAAATCTTTAGTTCCTTCTTTACCAGTTTTTTTAACTTTCTCTTCATCTGCTTTTACAATTTTTTGTTTGTCTATGATCGATTGTCTTACACCAGAAATCATCTTAGACCAAGCATCACCAGTCTGATTGATCCCTTCAATCAAAGAGGAAATTTTTACTGGCTTAACTTTCTCTTGTCTTTTTTCTATTTCTTTTTCTCTGGCTTTTTCTTTAACTATTTTTTCTTTTTCTTGAAAATCAATTACTTTCTTTGGTTCTTTTACAACTTCTTTTGTAGATGTAGATTTGTCCTTAGTTGCTGGCTTTTGAACCTTCTCAGGCTTTGCTACTACTTGAACTTTTATTGATTTAATTGCGTTTACAAGGGTTGTTTGCAACCTTTTAATTGCCGTAGTCAAACCAGTAAAGCTTTTGGTAAAATCCCTCGATCCCGCCTTAACACTTTGGGCAATATTTTCCACCGCACCAACCAGATCGTTTGTCATCTCGTCATCTGATTTTAATGGAATATCTGCCATTATTTTATCCCTGGTGGTAAGCTTCCAAATTGCTTAATCCAAGATGATTTCATCTTGGCTTCACTCATCCCTAATGATGCTCCCATTTTCATAAAACTAAGGCATTTTTGCAACATCATATCTTCAATAGGAACAATTTTCTTTCTAGTATTCCACTCATGCTTTTCATCAGGAATATTAACAGGAATACCCTTATCATCTCTTCTCCGATAATAAAGTTCTACTATCTGCCTATCGGTCAACTTCTCAATCTCCCAAGGTCGCAAGAGATAAGGCTTATCCATCAAATTCACATAGTAAGTTTTTAAATTAGGTGGAGGTATTGGTTCTTTTGGATTAAAAGAACCATCACCTACACCTTCTTGCCGTTTGGGAATGATTTATCCCGAACTATCTCCATTACGGCTTCAAACCTGTCATTTTCAGCAAGCATGACATTTTGAACTTCATTCTCAGGTGCGGAAAACAATATAGATGCGAATGCCAATGCTCCTGATGGTGTAGACAACGATGATATAGAGTTCTCGCTACCAAATGAATAAACTCCGCTCGCAATATCTCTTGTTACAGAAGAAATTGCTTCACGGAATTCAACAGGTTCTAACCTGTCTTTCATTGAGAAGATAGAATCGAGAGCTTTCTTCTCCATTCTCTTTTCAAATTCAGCTTTAACTTTTTGTGTAATGAGTCCAGCGGTGTATTTTTTCCCATTGTATTCAATGGTCAAAGACCCTTCACCGCTGGAATTTAACAAATTACCAACTGTATCTGACATGAATGCTTCCTTTCAAAAAAAACAAATTAAGGAGTAACTGGCCCAACTCTAAAATCAAAATCACCATATGTAGCAAATGTTACAGATATTTTTTGAACATCTTTTGCATCTGCTGTATAGGTCAATGATGTTATAACGCAATTAGTTATAGTTACTGTTTGTTCTACAGTATCACCATCAGTAATTTCTATATCTCCAACAGAACCTTGTTTTAATCCGTATCCACCAACAATTTCAAGCAAATCAAGAGTTATTTCTGCTGAATACATACCAATTGCATGAGAATCAAAACCTTGGTTGATAAAGGTTGTAGTATCAATAACTTCTGCTTTTGAATTTACAGAAATATTTGTTGCTGGAAGAGGATCTGCAATACCAGAAAGGTAAACATTTCCGGTTCTGCCTGAAAGAATAGCCATTTTTTATTCTCCTTGAATTATACTGAGAAATCAGCAAAGTTAACATCAGGGGTTGATGAAGGTATTAGAGTCAGTTTAATTTTTTGAACATCTTTTACAGCAACATCGTAAGTAACACTTGTTACGGTACAATTTTGAAACAAAAATTCTGCACCAGCATTATTAGCAGCACGATATTCGCTTGTTCCCAATGTTGCTTGACTAAGTGTTGGATTTTCTGCTAAAAATGCTGCTCTATTGCCATCTTGTGAAAGCTTTAAATCCGCTTTCATGCCAGCAAAAACAACAGGCATTTCTGTTTTATCATAAACCGCTTCAACAGTTATTTCTGCCGATTGAATACCATCTACAAGAATTGTATATCCTAGTCCGTTATAATTGCTCGCATCTGGAGTGTCCATTTTTGTAGAGATAGAAACAGATGTACAAGGGAGAAATACTGGAACTAAAGTATCGGTTCTTTCTATAAAAAGACTAGCTACTTTACCAGTAAGAAAAATATTGTCTATTGCTGCCATGTTTAACTCCTTAAATTAAACTAAACCTTGTTCCATGAACCCATATGATACCTTAAAACCAGTCACATTGTAAACTGTATTCGGGTTGCTGTTGACGGAAAACGGCTGAATACCTTTGATACTTATTCGTGATGGACTAAGCGAAGCTGGAAACTGGCTTATCTGATAAATTTCTTTTCTAATTTTGTACCTATCGTCAAGATCCGTATACACTAGATCCCTAGCATATTCTTGAATGTAATAAACCCTGATTGAATATATGTACTCAGATATTCCACCAAAGGCTTCTATTCCTAATTCTTCGCCTTCTTCTGATGGTGCTATTACTACACATGGGAATGAATCAGATTCCCTTATAACCGCACCCTTACGCTTGTATACGGTGTAAGTTAAATCCACTAGCTTTTCTGCAACAGTATCCATGATCGTAGTGTAACGATCTGCTGCATTAGCTGCCATAATCGGTCTTGGCTTGCGATATATTCTGTTATTCATGTTTAACTCTGTTGAGTGCAATCAAGACCGTAATATTCTCTGTTTCCAGCGTTATCAATTTGGTTGACATAATACTTAACCGAATTAACATCCGTTATTTCGCAATCAATCATGGGCTTGAAACCACTAAGGTTAGCTTTCCATACTAAAAATCTTGTAATGTTTTCAATTTTTGCCACACCACTTTGATCGGTGTAAGCTAATGTCATTGCTCTTCTAAATCCGTAATTTGTAGTGACGGTAGAATTGTCTACATTTTTTAAATTAAGCACCTCTGGATTATCAAACACATGATATTCCTGAGACAAATTTAGCGTAGGCATAAACACCTCTTACATGAATTGTGTCTTGTATATTTGCGGATTCACATAAGTCAGCAGTTTATTAACTTGCGTAATATGCTGCAAGGTTTGCTGCCTCCACTCTGTTCTAGAAACAGCAACACCTTCCCATGAATAAGAAGGTTGAGGGCTTGCAGAATCAGCCACCAATGCGTTTATGTAGTTGTCTCTTATAGTCAGGAGGTTTTCGGCTGGAGTTGGCATAATAACCTCTTAAAAAGAAAGCTAGGGGCCAAGAACTGGCCCCCAACCTCAGGGTAGGTAGGACTAAGCAGGGAGTCCTTGAACAACATAACGAGGATCAGTAACACCAGCAGAACCCCACCAAGAAGCTTTGATGGCAACCGCAATGTCCTGATTAAACTCAGCCCAATTATTCGCAGGGGCTTGAACAACTTCCATAGGCTTTGCTTCTCTCCAGACAAACGCTTTCTTGAAGTTACCAAGATAGACATATTTGTCTGCGGTGGAAGCAGCAATACCGCTAGTTACCAACAGGTTTCTCGCATGAGCGGATGTGAGAAGACCATAGTTAGTATCCAATGGGTTAGGACTTTCCAACTGCTCGACATCACCAGAAGTGGCAAAAGGCCCATTTTTGGTAACTGTTTGAGGATTCAAGATCCTACTTGCAGTATACTTTTGGAAAGGCATAACAAGCATTTGCATACCAGGGCCAAAGATGTCGATTGGCTTGCCAGTATTAGGGTCTTTCATCTGATAAAACAACTGCTCTAGCGTGTTGATAGAAGCAAAGTTGCTTAGTGAATAAGATGCAACTTTATTAATGAATCCAAATGTCATACCAGCCTGTGCGGTGGTTGAATAGGTATTCAAAGTTGCTTCTGCACCAGCAGCAGTACCGTATACATAGCTACCTGTGAGGCCAAGTACCGTGTTAAGAATTCTTTCTTCACGCACTAGACCGCAATAAGTACCTACAGATTCAGCAGATGCCAAGGCCTGTGAAGTCTTATCCGAATAAATCATTTCAGCGGTAATCGCACAAATTCGCCCCACCTTTTCGATGGCTGGAAGTCGTACATAGTTACCAGAGAACTGGGTTTGCGGATAAGGCATACCAGGTTGAACCACTTCTGGCGAAGGGCTGATATCAGACAACCAAGGAATGATCTCAGTCGAAAGGTTCTGACCAGCAGGGATGGTCGATACAAGTTGATCACCAATGAATGATGCTAACTTATATTTTTCTTGAACCGTAGTGATAAGGATCTGACCAGTAATGGCAGCAAAGTTAGAAGCATCAACTGCTTCTGTTGCTTCCATAAAGGTTCGATCTGGGCCATTGAAGCGATTAAGCTGTTCGGCCCAATCGTCACCCATGATGCCTTCTGCAAGGCCTCTAAGGGAAATTCTGCTTACAGCGATATCGCCTTTAGAAATAGATTCCGAAAAGAACGCTTTGGTTTTAGCCAAACCATTCTGTTGGCCGAATTCCTTCAGCTTTTTACCTAGACTCTTCATATCAATCTCCTTAAAAAGTTGTGGATTATCGGGCCACAGGGTTTTGACTAGACAACAATTGGAATTTTACAGTACCTGTACCAGCAAGGGCTTCAACAACTCGACCAATAGCCAAAGCAGCGGATGCAACTTTAACTAAAGATTGGGGCTGAAGAACGCTAGATACGGAAGTGGGGCCAACAAAATCCCCAACTAAAAGAGCGGAACCAGTATAATCACCAGCGTAGATACCAGAGCAATCAACCCGAATCTGGTTGGCTACCGAGTTACCGTACACAAGTGCTATATCTTCCCTCTTTAATTGACCTGACACACCTAGGAAAGCACTTGCAAACGCAGTTTGAGTGGTTGCCAAGTTGGTATCCCAAGGAAAATCAAGAGCGGAGATCGCACTACCGGAAGATAGTGCTACTAGATCGCCAACTTGAATCGCCTTGTTGGTGGCAACTGGAGCCACCACAGGATTAGTCGCATTGAAACTGTAAGTAATCGCCATTGATAGGACTCCTTAATGATGGCTTACTTGCCAAGGACATTTTCACGGAACTGTTGATAATTCGACTCGCCTTGGATTGCAGTCGAACTAACTGGCTTAACGCTAGCTCTGACAAGAGCAACCTTTTTCCTGTCTTCAATCGCTTCTGCCCACATCGTTTCACCGATAGCGGAAAGTTGCTTTACAAAAACAGGTGTTGCTTCTAGTTTATTCTCTTTAAGCAGAGAGAATATTTTTTCTTCATTGAGTTTTTCGGCCTTCCACTTGCGAAGGTCTTGAAGTTCTTTTAAAGATTCTTCAAGCTCATCTTCGGTTGGATCT